GACATTCTTTTTATCCGTCCATTCCTTGATCTGCTCAATAGCATACTCATGATTGTTGACTAAATCGGTCAACTTATTTGCAGTTTTATGTTCCGTCCAATCGACAAAACTTTTCTCTGGCTCTTGGTCATCATCGTAGGCGAGATTATTATCGACCTTGTTCCAGAAGTCTTGGACATATTCTATGATAGTGTTTTGTAAATCAGCGTCACCTTTAAAGACGAACATCTCGAACTTGAGACGTGGACCGAGCTTGCCGATTATCGCCCACTTAAATCCAGAGCATAACATCTGAGCCTGGACTTGTAGTATATTCTCGTATGTGGGAGGACCATCATTGTATCCTTGAGTCTTGATCTCACAACATCCCTTGCCCTCAAGCATAACGACCTCGCCTGTCTGAGGATCTTCAAAAGGGATAGCTCCGCCATGAACTTCGAGGACTCCATCCAAGGAAGCTGCCATACGATACTTCTCCAGACGATAGGCCTTAGTCGGTTTAGTTAATGATACCCATTTATTCATCACGTTCCTCCGCCATTTTATCAAGTTTATCTGCTACCCATTGGAGCAATCCGTCCTCAAGGTAGTTCCCTCGATCCGCTGCATCTTGGAATCTAGTAGTATCCATCTGGATAACATCCGGATTCTCTCTGATGTCAACGAATCTTTGACGAAGACCTTCTCTGGTCATGCCGAAATCATTCTTACCTAGAACGACTACACCGATCTTAGAAGCTCCGATCTCGAATCCGTCTCTGCTATATTTATTCTTGGGGGTAGACATACGGAACCTCCTCTATTGATCTCATGTGAACCTCGTAACAAGCATCGTCCAAGGCACAACCGACAATCATAAATGCATATAACATAAACATGATTACGGCTGCATAGAATATGATTGGAAAAAAATCGTAATACTTCCTTACGAATCGTCTTAGTTTATTTAAATAAACACTCATAATATCTCCTTTGTTAAAGTGTTTGAAGTCTATCTAATGCACGTTTTACAGTAGAAGCAGACCATGAACTATTTCTAGATGTCTTTACACTTCTTGCATTAAGATAGTTTGCCATGCCGAGTAAAGACTCGGAATGATTCTGTGCATCCTCCAGATGTATTCTGATCTGACCAATGTAAAAGTTAGCCTTCTCTTTTCTGGATTGACTAGCCTTGGCTCTCGCCTTATCCATGAACCCATGAACACCGAGCTTAGTCATTTTGCGATTTGTAGATTTAGTAATGTAATATCCTTTGTCAGCTATCGAGGCTTGCATCTCTTGGCATTTCTCTTTTTGTTTCACTGATAAATCTCTACGATATTGGTCAGACATAATTGCATTCATACCAAACATAATTCTATTTTTATCTTCAGTGATCTCTGGATTATTACACACCACTAGTTTAAAATTTTTATCATCTCTAAACTTCATCATGTCGTAGTCGAGACGACCAAGCCTTGAGATATCAGAAACATAAACTGTAGTTCCTTTGGGAGCTTTCTTTAAAACTGATCCTAAGTTTGGTCTATCAAGGATGGGCACTCCACCAGAAGTACCTATATCCTCAACATATTGAACGTCAGTAATATTATGTCTCTTAAAATAATCTTTGAGTATGAACATCTGCCTAGCTTTTTCAGCTGCACTGTCACTCAATCTAATTGCTGCTATATTCCACATTTATCTACTCCGTCATATTTTTTGTTAATAACAAGTTTCATTGCATCTTTAAGTGACATAAATGGAGAATGGTACATTGTCTGTTCAGTTTTAACCCACTTGTTAACACAGTAAACACCATTGCCACAAATTTGAATTGTTACAGATTTATCTTTTATATACACATACTCATCATCTGTAAGTGTGGGTTCATCAGACTTTATTAATTTAAAAAGATTTCTCATTATTTACCTCGTTAGTTGTGGGGGCAACTTTTGGTGTACCCCCTTGACCATTTAATTAGTTCTTCCAACTTGAGTATTCTGGAGCTATAATGCTTTTAATGTACAAATCTTTGAGTGTATTTAACACCTCAGTAAGACAAGGACCGGAGATCTCCCATCCATCAACATCACTTTGAAGATCAAGACCTACTTCCGGATCTCTAGCCGGAGCCTTCATCAGATCTTCCCTAGATAAAGGATTGTTGTCATAAGAAAGTGTGCCAAGTGAATACATAGAAACTGCCTGGCCTTCTTCTCCAAATGTTTCCGGATAACTCATATCAAAAAACTCAATCATAGGTTCGTTCTTATCGTGAGTGTAACAATTATCCAGGCCCCACTTATCGCCCTTCAATATAAGTTGCGCTCTCCACTCCTTTCGGTTTTGGGTGTGATCAACAAATGTAACTGAATTAGTTTTGTTATTAATTTTAGTTATATACACGTTTTTTCTCCTTCTTTTGTAATAGGCATCATTGCCTAGTATACATATTATATATTTTTGATATTATTACAATACCTAAATGTACTTTTTTTTATTTCACGTTTTTTCCTTCCCAGAAAGAGTGCATTTAGGCAGAGAATGAAAGGATTGTAATGAAGGCATTTGTAGTAAGATTAGATGACAAAGTGTACAGTAAGCTAAAAAAAGAATCGAAAAGAAAAAGAATTTCTATGAATAGATTAGTAGAACATTACTGTGACGTGTCGATCGGTGATGATAGTAAATTTAAACAGTTGTTTGGTTAATGTTTGGTAAGACAGCAATAGCACTATGGATATTAGTGGAGTCAATCTATCCTCCACCAGGTAACGATATCTTTATTGGAAAGTATCCTAACTGCCAGAATGCACAGGAAATTGTTGCTGATTGGATCGAAAAACATCATAAGCCAGAAGGATATTATGGGTGGGTATGTTATAAATGGGGCGAACACTTGAGATTAATGAAAATGGTGCGGAGTGAATAAATACAGAGCAATTAGAACCGAGGTAGATGGAATCATGTTTGCCTCAAAGAAAGAAGCACTGCGATACAAGGAGCTGAAGTTCCTATTACAGGAACAGAGAATATCAGACCTGGTGTTACAGCCAAAGTTTCCTATTCAAGTAAATGGAAAGAAAATATGCACCTACATCGCTGACTTTATGTATAACGAAGATGGTAAACAGGTTGTCGAGGACGTTAAAGGGGTAAAGACCTCAGTATATCGGATCAAAAAGAAATTAACTGAAGCTATATATAACATAACAATTAAGGAGGTATAATGGCTGATCTAAACGTAGTAAATCCAAAACATTATCAACAGGAAGGTCAAGAGAGTATCGACAATATCAGAGATAGAGTTGGGTACAAAGGATTCAAAGGGTTCTTACTTGGCAATGTACATAAATATTTGTATAGGTTTGAATACAAGCATAAGGACTTAGGAGACCTGGAAAGACGTGAGGCTATGCGAACAGACTTGAAGAAGGCTCAATGGTATCTGTGTCGATATATCGGACTTCTGGACTATGAAATAAACGAAGTAAATAGATTACAGGAGAATCAAGGAGACGATAAAACTGATGGAGATGCACCAAGTGACGTTGAAATATAATCATGGAGGCGAGACCCATAGACTGTTGGCAATAGAAGCTGCGGAGTTTATGTTGGATTGTCTGAATAACGATATGAAGTTAAAGGATATACAGGATATGTATCTAGTGAGAAAAACAACTAACCTTACCTATGGTGGTGTATTGCAGCAGCTAATAAAAGAACACGTTGACTGCCATAACAGATTAGCCAATGGTAACAAAGTATAAACCTCATCAGTTAAAATGCGATTGGTGTGGGAGATTATTCTGGAGTGACGAACCTTTTGTGGTGACAGGTAATAGAATAGTATTAGAGAATAAATGTAATGAACAATTTGTTAAGAATGGCTACAGACTACGAAGAGAAGAGACGCAAGAAGATACTGAGTAACGGAGTGAAGAATAACGTCCAGAGTGTTTACAGCACAGGACCATTCACTGTTATTCCTTCTCGAGCTTTGAATGATAAACGATTCATGAGACAACCACACAAACTCATGGTGTTATGTATTATTTGTAGTAGTGCGAATAATTATACCGGAGTATGCTATCCATCTCAGCAGTACATAGCTAATAGAATCCAGAGAACTCAATCCACTGTATCCAGAGCCATCACATCTCTACTCGAATGGGGATACATCAATAGACTTCGGAAAGGTTCACCACTAATCACCAAGCCTTCTCGATATGGTAAGTCAAGTATCTATAGAGTAATGTATGATCCATCAATGAGCGACAGAGAAGTATATTCGAGAGCATTAAATAAAGATGAAGAGTTGCAATCTCAACAGGAAAAAAATACAATAAAGCTCATGGAAAAAAAGAATAATAAAGACAATCAAATATGCACCACACGCATATCAGAACATGCACCAGATGCATATAAAATAAGACTCAATAGAACTAGACTAAATAATAATATAAGAAGTACTATTAAAGAGAATAAAATAAATGAATTGGAGATGATGAAGGAATACCAGAAATTGCATTTAGAAATCTACAAAGTGCAGTTCATTCCAGATCGAAGAGATTGGCAGCAGATGTTGAAGCTGATCGAATACCAGGATCAATACGATCTAACTAAAAAGATAAGAAGTATATTGAGAGGTAAGAAGAATCCAAGTAAGCCTCCGCTGTTTCCTATCTCATACATACTCAAAGCATTGGAGCCAGAGCCTCAGAGTGCAAAGGATGTCATCAAAGATCTGGCAAAGGCCATGAGACCTAAAAGGAGATTGAAGTTTGATTAGATTTAGCAACACTAGAGTGAAGTCTAGAAATGCAAAGCAAGGAATACGTAGCAATCCACTCGTAATAAAAAAAATAGACGTGGTGTCTAGAGGCATACCTAGGGGGGGTGGGGTGCGTATACGTATAGGG